AAGTCATCAACTTGTACTGTGATTTCACTAGCGGGTACTGAGCCACCATAAATGACCTCACCTGCTGAGTGGTATGCGGCAGTAGTAGTTCCGATAGATGGGAACTGAGCTGACTTACCGTTTTTAATTGTACGAACTCGGTGAAGAGGCATTGCTACGTTTTTTTCTTCAAAAGCAGTTAGGACTTCACCTGAAAACTGCTTGAGGAATAAAGCTCGGTTATCAGCTCCTGAGCCTTTACCTAAACGAGATGTAGTCGTTTCTGATGTGTTATTCCATGGCATGATTTGTTACCTTTTAAGTTAAATGTTTAAATGAATGATTATTCTACTCAGTCACTTAACACTTATCCGTTCTCTGAGATTATCCTTCGCAAAGGGTCAAAGGTAATAAGTTTTCGTGTTATTGTTACTTTTGGAATTAAAAAACCTCCCGAAGGAGGCTAAAAAGAGACTATGATACATCGCTACGAGCTAACTTGCTCGTAACTTTTTGGCGATAAGACGAATCACTCTCGTATCTGGGATCCCTCATGTCCGCTGTGACTTGCGCCCACGAACTATAAGTACCGCCTGTTGAGGAAGTAGATTGTCCACCAATTAAAGATGGGTCTGATCCTTCTACAGATTGATATTTCTGTGTTAAGCCTGACACTGCCAGTTTAACCATATCAATGTCTCCAGAGTCTACAGCACGATCATAAGCAGCAATTTCTTGTGGTGACAAGGAATCAGCAGCCCATGAAATCATCTCTTTATAAGACTCTTCACCGCCTACAACATCGTAAACAGCTGTTTGGTATTCAGCATTAACGGCTTCTTGACCTTTAATCCATGTATCTACCAAATCTTTTGAGAAACCTTTCTCTGCGAGTGCGCCATAAGCATCCTCAGAAAGACCTCCTAGTTCATTGTATTCACCTTGAAGCGTGTTGAAGTCAATACCTACATTATCTAATACTTCTACAACCTCGGTTGCTTTGGCACTAGGTGAAAGCGCTTCTTGGGCTTCTCCAGTTTCTACAGTTTCTTCATTGGTTCCTGAACCCATCTTCTGTTCTAATTGGGCGTAAGCTTCTGCCATCTGTTGGGCATCTGTAAACTTGTCAGGTAACCATTCAGGGCGTTCTTCAGCATAAGGATTGTTATTAGCCTCAAGCTGTTCGCCCTTTTCTATCATTGCTTGTACGTGCTCAGGGTTCTCACCCTGCTCTTCGTAAGTTGATAAATTTTCTGTACTCATACATAGTCTCTTTTAAAAAGTTATTCAATGTTATCTCTAAAGTAGTCCGCACCTCTAGTACGCCTTGCTTGTAAAGAGTCATTTTCTTCGCCAAAGTTTCTTAAATTGGCTTCAGCTCCTACCCAGTCATCTGACGTGACTTGTGACCAGAAGTTGTATGTTTTTGTTTTTGATAACCCGTGGTGAAACACAAGGTCAGCTATAGGCGTTGCTTTATTCTTAGGTAAGTCATCAAAATTATTACCTGTGGCTTCTTTCCAAGCTTTCCTTAAAGACTTCATAGTGGCTTTTTTAGAATGTCGGTTTACTTCTTTAGCTTGGTTAGTTGTTAATGTAGGAGGTGTTAGACCTTCTCTTTCCTTAGTAGCCGCTTCTTCACCTTGGAGACCTAACCAAGGCATTAAGTTTGCTTTAGTCATGGTGTGTAAACCATAAAGAGAATCTGAATCCTTTGATCCTAAGTCATAACCAGAAGCAACAGTCATACCCGAATGACCCATAACAGTGCCGTCATTATTTTTGGGGATGTTGCCTGTGGTCACAAAACCCTCTTGTTCCTTAATGTAATCCCAATCAACATTACTTTCTGGAGCTACGTATTTAAAATCAGTAGCTACCATAGGTTTATAGTCACGACGAGCTTGTTGCTCTGTATGACTATAATGTTGGTAAGGGATACCAGCTATTTCTAAAAAGTCCATTACCCCTCCTGTGGAGCTGCCGATTGAGCCATAGCATCTGCGGCACCTTTAGCCATTGCAGGTACACCTTTCCCAACCATCTCCATCATCTGCTGTTGTTGCATCTGTTGTTCTTGCTGTTGTTGTGCTTGCTGTGCCATCTGCTGCTCTTGCTGTTTCTGCTCAGGAGATTTAATAAGACCTTGAGTATCTATACCTAAAGACGCTGCAAGTCTTGCAATGTAATCATCAATGTTCATCTGACTTGAAATAACTTCTGCACCTAAAGGTTGCAAGTATTGTAAGAAAGCTGAAAGCTTGTTGAGATCCTGACCACGACCTAGAGCTTCAAGACCTGTTACAATCTGCGGCTTCAAGGTGTCTTTAGGGAACTTAGGCATCTTCTTCTCTTTCTGCATTTTATTCAACAGTAGATTAACAAGTGGTACTTGAAATTCTTGAGAGAGGACGGAGTAGATACCACCAAGGGCAGTTTCTAGTTCCTGAGCCATGTAACGAACCTCTTCGGCAGTTACACGTTCAGCGTTCCGTTGCACTGAGCTGTTAAGCAAGAAGGCAAAAGATAAACGCTCTGTGATAGTGTTCATTGTTTCTTGAGCAACACGGAAGTCGTTAAACTTATTTGCTTGTAAAGTTGTAACATCGTTAGCATCGCCAGAGATGATACCACCATTAGGTGAATCTGCAAGGCTACGTATCTTAGTGGTGCCGTTAGGTCTAACCATAAAGAGTAGTTTAGCTGACGCTGCACTTCCTTCTACAATAGCTTTTGTTAAAGCCTCTAGGGATCTTACATCACCTATATATTCTTCAACAAAACCACGACCGTAATCTTCTCCATCTATAGCGATAAAGCGTAAAGCCATCCAAGGGAGTTTGTCTTCTGGGTATGAACCCATAGATTTTGGTACGATAATACCATAAACTTCTTGGTGAACTTTAAATACTTTACCCTCTCGCTTGATGCAAGTATAGAGGTCGCATTCTTTTTTACTATCTGTTTGTTGGTAATCGGGGTTTTCTATTAGAGCCTCTTGGACTTCGCTAGGTAAGGCATCAAAAGCAATAGTTTCTTTAACTATAATCTTTAGGAGGTTACCCATTGAATCCCGTTGGACCCCGAAGCGGTCGAGACGAAAGACTTTCATTCCACCTTTGGGTGGTAGATGCACAAGGGCATTACCACTAACAATCAGCTGTTTAATAGCTTCGAAGGCTGGTACACGAATAGCTCGTGATTCGATTTCTTGTGTAGCACTCCGCTCAATACGAGCCAGAGCCTCCTCAACCTGTCCTCTAGCCTCACCACCTAATTCGACTAGATCATAATCATCAATCGTTAGTCGGAAGAATGGTTCGTTAGGTGGGAGGAGAGTCATGAGTAGCTTGGACGCTAAGTTGTTAACGCCTCTAGCTCCTACAGACTGGTAGGGAGTGTCAAAATGGCTGGACGAGTTATGCCCGTCCCTAGGCATAAGGGTGGGTATCGTCAGTTCAGCACAATTTCTAGCTCTTGTAAGAAACGCATCCCGATCTGCCATCATGTTGTCATAGCCCTTGGCTACGCTTTCATTGTTCATCATGGGTTATTCCTTAATATGGAGTTCCTACCTGTAAAGCAGTACTTATTGGTTTTACTTTCTTCACTTCAGGTTGTACTGCTTTAACCGCTGGGCTTTGTGAAGCTGCTGAACCTACCCCTGTTATTTTTAAAGGGTCAGCCGTTGCTGCCGCTTCTTGGGCTACAGCTGTTGGTGGTGGGTTACTATTTTTTACGTTCTTAGCCGCAAAACGTGCTAGACACATAATACTATCCTATTGTTAAGCCGCTTGTAGCCGCAGAAGAAACGGATTTAGTACCCGCTGTTTGGACACCAGAAGCACCACGCCCTAAGCTACCCTTAGAACCTTTCTTTTTCTTTTTAAGAGAGTCTGATACTGAATCTTTAGCATCCGCTATAGCTTCTGGTGGTTTCTCTGGTGGTGGTGGAGGTGGTGGTGGCGGTGGAGCTGGTTCTGGCATTTCGGGAGCTGACATACACATAGTTAATTCTCATTTGTTTCGTCATCAAAAAGGAACTCCATCCTATCAATGACTGATTGTTGCCCCTGTAGAAAAGCAATTTGTTCTGGAGTAGTGCTTCTAGTCTTGGGGAGTGTGTTGGGAAACAACAATTTAAAATTGTCTATCAATTCCCTAGAAATATATAATCTTTTTTCCATAATTAGTTCTCTACTGGGTAACTTTTTAATTAGGTATTTAAAACAAGGGGTTATAAGGGAAGTGTAACCAGACATTTGCGATGATATGGAGGCAGGTTACCACCTCCAATACCATTACCGCTTTCTTAAATTTCACAATTCCCAGCTACGCAAGCAAGCTCTTGAGTCCCTGTTGTTGTATCTTCTGTCTCAAACTTACCTAAGTCATCCCACCTAATCTCGTCAGGCATCTTAGCTAAGGCTTCGTCATAAGCCTCTTCAGTGATGGCTGTGTACGGAGCCTGTTGGTACACATGGTCTGTACGAGGCAGGAAGCTGATACCTGAACAACTATCTAGTCTATCCCACAACCACTGACCTGCTGCAAGAAACTCCTGATCTGAGTAATAAATAGTCACACTAGGCTTGTGCTCACACCAATGGTTCTGATAAACTTCCCATAAGTCTAACTGCTCTTGTACGTTAAGCTCGTCAACGCTCGTAGAGCCAGCTGGTGCTTTAATAGGGAACGAGAACACATAGTTATCCTCATTCATCACGTCCTTCTCCCAAGGCACTCCAGCGTCCTTAAGGAAGGCTGAGATGGGGTCTTTCCCGTCACTACGTACTGTTCGTATGTACTGAGCAGAGAACCTAGCGTGTATACCTGAGGCGCTGTCTACTAACTGCGATACAGTACCACTAGGTTTCACGGCTGTAATCGCCGTAGACTGGTTCAAACCTAACTCTTCTGCCCACTTCTTATTAGTCTTAACTGCTACAGCTTTAAGACGCTCTAGTATCTCAGGCAGGATAGGCAAGTTAGGATGGTCGAACCATGTACCTGAGTCCTGTCGTCCTGACATTACTGGATGATCCATGATGCCTGTCATACTCACACCAAGCAGACACTCTTCCTGTGTATTCTTCTTCCAGATGTTACGCACATAGCGGAAGTCTGTTAAAGAAGACTGTAGGGTGCCAAGGATTGTAGCAAGCTCAACCTTGCGTTTTAAATCTTCGTATGTATCGGTACTCCTGATAACGATTTCCGACAAATTACAAACCTGTGCAGAGCGTAGGATGATTTCTGAACAAGGGTTAGTACCAAAGTCATGCTCAATATCTCTACGCCCGTGTCTAGCTGACTGCTTCTTAGCGGCAGTACGTGAGAAGATACCACGCTCACCAGCCTTAGACTTATACATCGCTGTCCATTCTTCTAAGAAAGTTTCAAAGTCTGGGCGACCTTCGTACACAGCCGAGTTATTAGCAAGAGCCCTCTGCGTATCAGACTCCCACCAATTGCCCGACTTAGCATGGCGCATCCGATCATCAGAAAGATTAGACAGACTAATAAGCGCAGAGCGGCGGACGCCACCCACGACAACAATCTCTGCAATTTTACATACAATGTCATGGCACTCAAGACTCGTTAGCTTTCTACCGGCAGAATTTTTGAAAGTATTAATTGTGAAATTAAATAACTTAACCAGAGGGTCAGGGCCACTAGACCTACCTCCGAAAGTTTTGAGGCGCTCTCCTTTTGCACGTAAGCCTGACACATCCCAAGTAGGTATCTGACCTGAATACAAAAGCGTAACCAGTTCACGGAAAGCTTTAGCCCAACCGATTTTAGAATCTTTGACAATGATTGTAGTATCTGTCTCATGGAATTCCTCTGCTACTTCTGGTAATTTATTTACTGATTGACGTTCTACTGAGAAGCCTACACCTGTGCCACACATAAGCACGTAAAGAATCTCATCGAACACTCTCATGTTATCTACTGCAACATACGAACAGTTAAACCCTGCCATGTTGTCACGGTCTAATGCCTTACCTGCTGTCATTAAGCAACGCATAGATGGCATTACTTCTAAATTATATATAGCTTTATACAAACGCTCTGATGTATCGTAATCAATCTGACCACGAGAAACCCAAAAGTCTGTGTAACGTCTTACTGTTTCGTCCCAAGTCTCTCGTCTGTTGTCGTCTTCTCTCCAACGTGCGTAACGTGACTTGTGTATGTACTGCTGATAACTATCCAATTGTTCCTTCTCCCATACAAACTGTACATGGCTTTGCGCCTTTATATTTTCCATCACCCTTAGGATCATAACCATCTAGTCCTGAACCATAACAAGCTCTGCATTTATCCTCTTTCACATAACGAGGTGGTGTTCCTAACCCGTCATCGCTCATCGGTTATCACCTGAACCTGCTAGGGTTCCTGCTACCTTACGATTAGATAGTTTAATGATATTATCAAAAGCTACATCGCTTAAGTTAAGACCCATACGATCTGTAAGCATTGCTAAGTACCAGAACACATCGCCCAACTCATCGCTCACTTGTTGGCGGTGGTTTGGTAACTCACCGTCCCTAATTTTTTTCTTAATTTTACCTGCCACCTCACCCGCCTCAGACAAAAGACCAAGAGTTAAATACTCTATGGCTAAGTCTTCAGGGAAGATAGCTGTCTCACTACACTTTGACTGGTAGTAGTCAAAGCCTTCAAACATACCGCTGATGTAATCATGGGTTAGTTGTGTCATTACCAGTTAACTCCTTTAGTCTCTTTCATTAGTTCAATCATTTTGTTTAAGTACCACTGAGCTTTCTCTGCATCTTGGATAGGGTTGTCCTTTGCCCAAAGGCGAGAGCCAGTGTACTTAATTAAATTTCCATGGCAGTATGAGATAGCTTCATACTTACCTAACACATCAACAATGTAGTCGATGGTTTCAATCTCACCTGCGTTATAATGTTCGGGTTTATTTACTGGGTCAGCGTGTACACTTTTATAATGTGCTTTTGCTACTAAGTCCCAATCACCTGTTCCTGCGTCATTTATGCCGCCCATAACTTTACTTCCTTTGTTTCAAAGTTGTATTCACCGTCACGTAATATACGAGCCAGCCTTGCGTTTTCTATAGCGACTTCTTCACCTAAACCTCTTGAATCAAAAGCGTCCAACACTGTCTGCCATGATGAACCTTTCTCATCAAGCATCTGTGCAGCTTTCTTAGCTCCTACAGTAGGGCAGCCTTTATAGTTATCTGTGGAGTCACCTACCAACGTCTGATAAAAGAAGTTGTAGTCGGCCTCTTCTAAACCTACCTCAATAACTCTGCCCTCAACCAAATGGAAAGCTGGAATAGTTAGTAAGTCTTTATCTAGTGACCAGATAACAGTATCAAAACTTCTACTGCCGAGGATTCCTAGTAAGTCATCTGCTTCTAACTTGTCCTCAACCATGCCGTTATATTTTTCTGCTAGATAATCTTTAGCGTATTTAAGCAGCATCGGCTTACGAGTGTTAACTCTGTTCTTCTTATAATAAGGAGCTACATCTTTGCGGTACAGGTTGTCTCCTGAAAGACAAGTGATAACTTTATCACACCCTGACTCTTCTATGATCTTACTCATGAACTCTTCCATCGACCCCACGACATCTTTCTCATGGGCATGTAGTGTCCATATACCATCACCCCAATTGATTGGAGTCTCAGCAATGGTTGCAGCTTTGTAGGCTACAATGTCACCATCAACGAGTAGTGTTCTACTTTTCTTCATCCTCTTGCCCCTCCATAAATTTTTCAAACTCTTCTGCGTCCATCGTTACCATCGTGCTAACTTGGTTGGACATCTTCCAATGAATGATAGATTCAATAATCCATTTAAAGGCAAAGGCAAAGGATATAGAACCAAAACCAAAACCCAGTATTAAATTTAATGTGCTTGTTTCCATTAGTCTCCCCTATGTTTTATCATTCGTAGTTCTCTAGTCTGTGGGTTGAAGCTAAGTAACTGCACACCCATTTCTATTTGCTTTGGTGTACGTCCTTTTTTGATAAGGTGGTACCCACGAGGTTTAGAATAAGTAAGCATCTTAACATCGAACAAGTAAACTTCGTTGTCCTTAATAGCTACGATGTCTACTGCACCTGTGCAACCTGCATTATGAAACACTTCAAAACCTTCATCCCATAACCAAGTGATTGCGTAGTGCTCTGCTATATCACCTATACGGTTAGTATCAGTGAGTGTCTGCCCAACTACTTCCGACTTGGTATTCAGAGTCGAGAGGACATTTGAAGTCGTACGCTTGTTCTGTCTCTTTAATGGCTGCTTTAGTGATCTCACCTATTGTTTCCTCTAGCCCATGCTTAACTAAGATTTGAACTTCATCATGAACGAACGCCACTATAGAAACTTGTTCCTCAGTATAGCCTTTATCTCTTATCATTTTCTCTACAGTTGCATACCATTTCTTACAAATGATGGCTCCTGCTGATTGGAGTAAAGTGTTCAAGGCGGCATGGGGGTGTCGGATAGGTATCAACCTACCGTCTAAACCTTTTATATACTTATCACCACGCTGCTGTTCTAATCTATTGTTAAGGGCTTCTGTTAGTTTCTTTAACGCTGGAGTCTTAGCCAGAAAGCGTTTCTTAATCCGACCTCCCTCCTTTGCACCCTTACCTATGATCTGTCCTATCTTCTCGTTACCAGCTCCGTATAAAAAACCATATATAAATGTCTTGGCTTGCGGCCTAGTCTCCAAACCTGCTGCGTTTTGGTTAGCCGTGTGGATGTCACCTTCAAGTATTTCTCTACCATACCTACCTCCGTCATAACGATTCATATAATGTGCAAGGCAACGTAACTCTAATCCGCTTGCATCCGCTCCGAGCAAGGTGTAACCCGTTGGTGCATGGAATAACTCCCTGCATTCTCTGCCAAACGCTGCTCCAGCAGAAGGAACCTGAGCAACATTAGGGTCAGAGTGAGTACAGCGGCTAGTAACAGCCCCCATGTGATTAACTCGGCCATGTATACGACCGTTTCTTTCGAGTTTGAGCCACGCTTGTTTACCATTACCTAGTTGCCCCAGTCGTTTGTTTAACATTAAGTACTCAGTCAATAGACGAGCTTCGGGCATATCAATTCCCGCTAGAATTTTTTCATCAATTTTAGGGTCACCTGATGGAGTAAACTCTTCTGGCTTCCAACCACGTTTCTGTAACCTGTCTGCAATCTGTTGTCGGGATGCAGGGTTAAAAGGTATAGTCTTTGTTTTGGTCTTCAGCTCAACAACTGTTGGCTCCATTGTATCGACCAAGTTAATTTCTATCTCTTGTTTACGTGCTGCTAACAACGTGTAGAGCTTCTGTGCTTTCTCTACGTTAAAAGGAAAACCTACGTGCTGTTGTTTTATAAGTAAACGATTCATGTCGTGCTCTAACTGCATAGGCTCTTCTGGGTAACCCTTGGACAGTATTAACTCGTATAGTTTTACGTTTAAAGCTACGTCTTGAATGCAATACTCTAGCATCTCAGGTGTGTACTCTTCCCATGCTGCCTCTTGCTCACCAAAGGCACCTTTGTTAAACATAAGACGTTGACCCCAAGCTTTCAAGGAGTGTGAACCTATTAACTTGTTATCGACGGAACGCTTAATCATGTCCTTTTCTTTCATGTTCGGCCAGATGAGACGTGAGGCAACTAGCGTGTCGTACACTTGTCCATAGTAGTCAAAGTTGTACAGCTTTTTTAACACTGGTAAATCATAGGATACGATGTTGTGACCACCTAGCTGTTGCGCCTCACGCAATGCTTCTATCCCATCTTCGATGTAGTTAGGGCTATACGTTTTAACTTCACCTGTTTCTGTATCCTGTGTAACCATACAATGAACTTTGGTTACTTCTTCTAATAAATTATCTGTTTCTAAATCAAAAATTAACATAGTACCCTCTCGTTGGAGTGGTTAGTGTATTGAATGAGCCTCATCTAAGTAAATCATTCTAAACTCGTTCAGAGTAGGTATCTCATCTTCTTTATCTAAGGAACATAATAAATCACTTAGGACTGTATAAGCTTGCATAATTTTATACTCACACATAAAACCACTATCATCTTTGTCGTACATATTTTTCCCCTAAAATTCAACTTCTTCTTCTTCTGACATACGTCCAGTATCTTTTGAATACCTTAGCTGTCCCGCAACACCTGTCTCACCTGACCACCTGTTCTTTAATATACGTAACGTAGTCTTATCAGAATCCTCTTCGTCTTGTTGATTACGTTCAAGACCTATAACAATATCTGATAGCTGTCCTATACTAGCTGAACCCCGTAGTTGAGATAGAGAAGTCATTACACCCTCCTCATGTCCCTTATCACCACTAGGTCTACGTAAGTGAGAGACAACAATCATACCGATGTTTAGTTCTTCTGTGATGGAACGTAGTTTAGTCATTAAGGTGTCGATGGTTCTCCTCTCGTCACCACCCTCCATACCACTAACAACAATACTAATGTGATCAAGGATAATGTACTGACAACCACAACCTCTTGCAAGGTAACGTATCTTGTTTAGTAAGTTATCTGACTCCGTAGAACCCCAATGGTCATACATAAACACACGGCCTGTACCTAGCGTAGCGTCAAAGGCTTCACGCATCTCATCTCTACGTACATCTTCAAGGTGTATAAGTTTATTCAGGTGTAAGGACATCAATCCCTGAGCTGTGCGCTTACTGGATTCCTCCAACGCAACGTAGCCTATGGTAGCGCCCTCGTTCAGTAGATGATATGCAAACTCTCGTGTGAGTTGACTCTTACCTAAGCCTGACCCTGCTGTTACTGTGACTATCTCACCTAACCTACAGCCACCTATCTTCTCGTTTAGTGCTATATATGGATACGGCACCGTGTGTACTTCACGTTCTGTTGAAACCTCTTCCCACAAGTCAGCACCATTAATGATACCGTCTGGTTGAAAGCTCTTAGCCGACCAGAAGCAATCTATAAGCTCTGCATGACGCCCTGCCATCAACATATCACTAGCATCTTTAAGAGGTAACCTAGCAATCTTAGCCTTACGAGGTGAGAGTAATGCAGCACATTCAAGTGCGGCCTTTTGCCCTACATCATCGTTATCAAACATAAAGACTACAGACTCAAACTTCTCTAGCCATTCTATAGCTTGCTTAATATCTTTCTTAGCACCTGCTGCACCAGTCTTTAAGGATACTACAGGCCACTTGTTGTCGAATGCCTGAGACATAGAGAGCGCATCTAGTTCGCCCTCAACGATGGTGACATTCTTACCTCCGTCTCGCCAGAGCCATTGTCCGTAGAGGTCTGCTTCTTTAATTGCTCCTCTAACTGAGAAGTTTTTTCCTGCTGTTCTAATCTTCTGTGCAACAGTTTTGCCGTCTTTGGTTTTGTGGTTTGCAATCTGCGTTGTCTGACCATTAAATGTTCCTGTTTGGTAATCCCATAACTTAACTGTCTTCTCAGTTAGGCACCGCTTAACTAGCACCTCATGTGTTCCAGTTAAAAAATCTACTGGTTTAATCTCGATCACCTTAGCCTCCTCTTGGGATTGCCCATATGTATTACACGCAAAGCAAAAGGTGTGACCATCAGTGTACAAACTGTTTGCATCTGATGAGCCACACTTCTCACATGGAGTGTGCATTAAGAACTCACTCTCCTGATCAGGCATCAATCAATACCTACTTCTGATTGAAAGCCTACTGCTCTAATAGCAGCGGTGAACGCCTCTTCTAAATCGGAATGAGATAGATTATCGCCACGTCTCGTGATCGTAGCTGTTGCGCCATCTGCATCACTAGTGTTATCAATTATTGCAACTTCAATCCTATAACCTGTTGAACCACTCATCTGGGATAATCTCCTCTGCATATATAAAGTTATGGCGTTCTGCCCACTCAGCACACGTCATCTTGGTGCCATCTTTTCTTTTCTTAGCACCTTGCACTGTGCTGTTGTTACGTTGGAATAGAAAACGTATGTCTAACTCTGGGTGTTGTTCCTTGACGCTTCTCATCTTACGTTGAGCGTCTTGTCGGAAGTAACCTTTGACCTCGATATAAATATCCCCAATCTTTAGATCAGGGATGTAGTTACGCTCGACCACGTAGGGTAGCTTGCAAGGTTCATACTCATAAGCTATCCCACGAGCCTCAAGGTTGAGCTGTACACGTTCCTCTAAGGTAGACCTAGAAGTCAGCGTCATCGAAAGCCTCCGACTTTGTTGATGCGCTAGCTACAACAGCAGCAGGTGCAGCTACGTAACCATCCTCTTCATCAAAGACAGATGTAGCAGAGCTACCAAACTCAATGAGGTCAATAACCTGTACAGCTTTGAGACGTAAAGACACACCAGCTTTCTTAGTACTAGGCATAACATAAGGTACAGGTTCAAACGCAACCTTAACCTTAGACCCATTACCAATTAGGACATCCTTACTTAGCGGTGTTTTCTTTGCATCTAACACAGCAGGTTGTTGCTCGTAGTATGTACCGTCACGTTTACGTACCTTAGCTTTGAGCTTGAACTTGAACTCTACATTTCCTGTATCATCACCTGTGTCACGATCATACACAGTTTGCATTACAGGTTGTGTGGTCAGCGTGTTCTTGAGGCGTGGGTCTTCTTTAATCGCCTCATTAAACTTTGCTTGAACTATCTGCTCTAGTTGCTCACACATTGGAGCTGCTTCTGCCGCAGCCATTTGTATATTGATTGTGTAGTCACCATCTGGATTGAACTTGGTGTCAGGTTCAAAGACCTTAGCCCACATTGCTGAGCCAGTCTGTACTAATATATTCTTCGCCATGCTTATTATTCCTTAGTTATATATATATGAACGGGGGTGGCTATAGGGTAACTCTTTGGCTATGCAAAGAAGTAATCACTTTGCAAGACCTGAGTTAGATCTAAGTCACCTTTACTTGGTGGTGCTGGAACTAATGTTCCCTCTGGTAGTGACACTACTGCATCCTCATATAGGTTCAACAGTACGTCATGTTCTTGGTACATTACTACAAAAGCCTCACGTAACCTCTGATTAAGTCTTGGCATGTTAGGACTGTGTGTCCCATAACTGTCATGCACCATTGCATAATCAAGTATACCATCCTTGAGACACTCATGCACCGTCATTGTAAGAGCTGCCGCATCGAGCGAGTGTACAAAGTTTGGACTAGCACCTGATAATGTCTTGCGTGAGTCTATCTTGTCACCCATATCCTCGTAGTATCTTAGGGCTACTAAGCTACCTGCTATGTGAGTCTTAATACGCTTACTCTTCCTGTCCGTATAGAACTGCCTAACTATTAAGTTAGTAGGCGTTGTCCATGTAAACGGGATGCCGTTGTCTACGTACAACTTAGCTACGTCCTTGATGTACTGCATGGCACTAAAGGCTGAGACTATCACGTCACCTATTGCTTGCCATACAAACCCAGACAGAACCATTGAAGCCTCAAAGAAGTCATCGCCCCAAGGGTTATTACCTGTACATTTATCCTCCAACGCCTCCATGATGTAGTCCCTACAAGCGTGACGTGTGCCACTGTAAGGGACAATCATCACTGACCTCTTAGTTAGCTTACGGCATATACCTATATTTAAAAGGTGCATTGCCATCTCTGACCCATCCTCCTCTAACAACTCAGTTGCCCTCTTGGCAACATCAGCATAGATGTCCTGAGGCTCGTCACTAGGTGTAAGGTTGACTGCCTTACCACCCTCTAAGTCCCTGAGCATCGCTGAGAGGTGTTGTAAGCCATTGCATGAACCATCACTGGCGCAAGGTAAACGTGTCTCATACGGCTCCCCATTAGCTCTGGCGATGGTATACTCTGCCCATTCTTTACACCATGCTAAGGCTTGCCAAGGTTTGTCTGCCTCTTGCCACCACTTGTTACTGAATGGGTCATTAAGTACATCAATAGCCTTATTAGCGTTCATGTAAGCCCACATCTCACGATCTTCTAGGCTAACCTTATCTACTCCGAATACATTAGCACCGTGTATAGCGAGCCACTGTGCTTCCTCGCTGTTGTTAATGGCAACAGACCGAGAGAACTCTAGTAAAGCCTTAGAGTAATCGGCGTTTTGTGGAGATAAAAATGACTCCACTGGGTACTTTCTGCCCCTGAAATCACACTGCCACACGAACCAGAAGTTCTCTGTCTTTGCATACTCCTCTGCTAACTGTAGTGTACGCTCCACTTGGATACGCTTCGACATATTCTTAGCATTGGCTGTATACACAGCGTTACGCTTCGCTTTAAATACCTTAAACTCTTGGAGTTCCTCTTCATTAAGGTACTTAGGCTCCCTACTAAAAGGATAAGGTGGTATAGGTAGGGCATCCCTTGGTGGTAAACCTATCCACTCCTGACCACTATCCCAACAAGCCCTAACAGTTTCCAGCACGAACACGTTGACCTGCCAAGGTGTCTTCTGGAGAGCATTCACACACTCATACTCAATCGTTAAGTCTTGCGCCTCTACTTCTTTGATGTATTGTTGCAAGCTCTCTTTCATAATCCATGCACCCTTAAAAATGGTTTCTTGTTGACGTGCGTAGAGTGATAACCCCCACCCCAGAATGAGTCCCAATCTTTAGGCTCAATGATGCAAGGTGAGTACCTAGGTAAGTTCGTTTCATTCGTAGAGTTAAAACCTTTAACCCAATCAAGTGTCTCTTCGGTAGCGTAGACATAACTTGTAGTCTTACGCTTGAAGTGTTCTTTCTTAATGTAAACGATACCTGTTGTGCGTATAACAATGTCGATCATCCTTACACCAATGTTAATGCGCTCAGAGTTTGTCCACAATTGCATATCCACACCATCTAACTTCATCTTATGGTTAAGACCGTGACGCTTATGATCAAAACCTTTGTCTGACTTCTTGTTCGCCATCTTAATTAAGTTACTAGCTGTGTTCCTATCTTCTTGTAACCAATAATCTAACCTGAACTGAGTTTCTATTTGCTTACCTATGTTAGAAGCCGTAGCTAGTAATGGTAGACCCTTTGATATGGTATCGACCAAGGTGATTAACGACAGGTATGCCACCTGCCTAGTATCGCAACCGTTAAGCAATTTAACCTTATTGTTACGAGACTTCTTAGCCTTTTTTAATTCTAACTTCAACTCATCCGACACTGGTTCACATATGTTAGCCACGATTGATCGGCCATGCTTAGTCTTTGACTCTATGTTTTTATCAGCCAAAGCCCTAAGCTCCTTGTTATACCTATCAATACCAGACTGAACCATACGGTGCTCCAGCTCTATCTGATCTTCTAATGTTGCCATGTTATTTCCTCGGTTTGGAACATGCTTTCATAGCCTGTAAGTACATTGCATCTTCGTCTACGACCAATGGTAATTCGTACCGCTTCGCTGACTTGGGTAGATACTTGCCATACTTCTCATTGTACTCTCGTATGGCAGCATCAGGCACTACAATTTTATTTGACAATATAATCCCTCACCTCATCGCTCCAGTAAAGGTTGCTCCCATCATCATCATCTACACATTCAATATTCATACCATTGAACTCGTCTTCATAATCTGAAACAAACTTAGTTGCGTCTTCATACGTTGAAAAAGCCTGTTCATGGTAACCCGACACACTGCCATAAGATACAATATACATTATATATCTCCGAATGGTGAAGGCACTTCTTCACCTTTAACGTGGTATTTAACGCAGTAGTTAACCTCCACCTCATCGATCAGATCAAAGTCTGGGTCGTTATGATCGAATGAAGGAATAGTACAAGTTGCTTCAACAATCTCATATTTAGCAGGAGGAACATTACTACGCACATAACTAATAATATTACCGTTACTACTTACTATTTTATATGTATCCATCAGTTAAACTCCACGCTGTTCTCAAAGACATCATCAGTAGCATTGTAGTACGCATGTTCACCCGTCTCATGGTTATACATATAAAGGTACTCTTTATCTGCCCACTCGAATGGTCGCTCCATGCCGCCACAAGCTGGTCGCCACGCATGGCCTTCTGAATAAGTATCTAATAATTGCACTGTCTCGATCTCCGTAGTTGTGTGTTGTGGTACGTTACCTTTCTTACAGAAAATTCTGTCGAAATTGTCGTTATACTTTGCGGCGTCAGTCGGTCTACGACTACTCCCCTTTCCGTTTTGTGCTGTTTCGCTCACGGTATACCTCCTCTGCGATGTCTATATTACTCTGAATCTTAAACACATACAAGTCAGACACAAGCTGCTCCAACTTTGTTACGTAATCCACACGATATTTATGCGCCGCCAACGGAACGCAGTGTTCAGCGTCCAT